AATTGAAGTAATGGTTGCGGAACACAACCACGAAGTTCAAAAGAAGGCGGACGACAACGCAAAGAAGGCGTTCGACGTGGCGCAAAAGAATCGTGAAAAAATTAAAGAAGCTGAAGCGAAAGCGAACGAGAAAACAAAAGAAGATTTAAAAAAACACAACAATCAAATGATTGCTGAAGAAGAAGCGCGTGACGAAGCAATTCGACGTTCGAAACAATCGGCAATGAAAAATGAAGAAGACGACATTCAAGAACAATACTTCGAAAAAATTCAAAACGCAAAAAAACTTGGTGAACAAGGTGCGCAACTGGTCGCACAATTGGAAGCTGAAGAAGCAACGAAAAAAGCTGAAGTCCGACAAAAATACGCGGACGCTCAATTGAAGATTGACGCGGAAAATGAAACAAAGCGACGCGACCGACAAAAATTCCTGAACGACATTCTTTTGGACGACGAACAAAAGGCGCTTGCTGAATTGAACCAGACAACCGAAGACGCGAAAAAAGAATTGCTTCGTCGATTGAATTCCACGGATGAAAACGAACGAATCACCAAGGAACAACATGACAACGCTTTGATTGCTCTGGAACAAAAGAAAGCTGACAAGATTGTTGAAATAAACAAAACGGCTTCGGACAAGCGGAATGAACAAGCAATCAAAGACCGTGAAGAATCTTTGAAAGGTGTGACCGAATTTCTTGGAAATGCGCAAATGGTGCTTGACCACGTGAAGACGGTTGACGCGTTAATGGATGAAATCGACCAAGCGAGATTGAACAAGATTGAAGGACGTCGCGACGAAGACCTTGCGAACCTTGACGCAAAGATGCAAGCTGAATTGAGCGCTGAAGGATTGACCGCGCAACAAAAGACCGACATTGAAGAAAAGTTCGCACAACAAAAATACGCCGTTCAACTTCAAGCGTACAACGCCGAAGAAAAAATAAAGAAGGCGCAATTCAACCGCGACAAAGCAATCAAACTTGGTCAGGTTGCAATCGACACGGCGTCCGCAATCGTGAAGGCAATTGCACAATTCGGGCCACCACCGTCGCCAATGGGAATCGCTGGTATCGCGTCGGCTGGTGTCATCGGTGTGACGCAAGCGCTCGCAATCGCGAATCAACAATACAAAGCTGGTTCAGCACCAAGCGCACCGAACTTTTCAACCGCTGGTGGTGGTGGTGGTGGTGGAATGGCTGGCGCTGGCGCTTCGTCCTTTACTTCTTCGAACACACAAACGTCAACCGCTGGATTGCTTGGTGAACAAGGTGCAACGACAAGTAACATTCCTTCGTCACAAGTATTCGTTCTTGAAAGCGACATAAGTCAAACACAAAACAAAGTTAAACTTCAAGAATCCAAAACAAGTTTTTAAGCCATGAACGACCGCGCGTTGTTAGGAATGAATCGGACGTGGAAAAGCAACCATACGTTCGAAGCAATTCTTCAGCTTTGGGAATGTTGTCCTTTGCAAGCTTGACGTTGTCACCTTTGCGAATCAATTCAGGTGAATTCATGTTCAGGTAAATTGATTTGATAAAATGGTTGTATCGTTGCCATTCGATTAGTTCAAAGATTTCAAGCAACTTGTCCGAATCCATTAACACTGGCGAATGTGTTTCGAAGTTCCACAACGGTCGGTCATAATACTTTAAAAATTCAATCGTGTTAAACATGGCTTCACGGTAGTGTGACGGATGTCGTGGATTCAATTCGAATTCACCGATGTGAATCGGAATGTCGGCGCGAAGTTTTGGCGTGATATAAAAGTCGTCGTTCATGTAGATGAATTCACCACCACGTTCACGGGCATACGTCAACATTTTGTTCGTTACGTCCGAACCACGAATGTTGTTCAATTGTGGACAAGGAATGTTGTCAATGGTCGCGACCTTGTCACCAACGGTAACGATGTGCGCTTCAGGGAACGACATCCGAATGAATCGGATTGATTGTTGAATGTCGAAGTCATCGCGACTTCGTCGATAAGGGAATACAAATGTCATCGAACAAAATTACATATTATAGTAACATGAAAAAAGATTTACCAGTTTACGAAATCATGATTGATTTGAATGATCCAGAAACAACGGTGTCGTTCAATTCGTTGGTTGAATTTCCAGCGCATGAAAAGAACTTCGAAATGTTCGGAAAGAAGGTCAAGTATGAATTCAACGAAGAACAACAAGTCATCACCGGGATTGCGATTTCAGCGGACACACCAATATATCGTTACGACGAAGAATCAAAGGAAGAATACTACGTTGTTTTTAAGAAGGACGCCATTCGAAACATCGTGTTCGATTACGCACGTCGGAACAATTTTAACAACGTGAATCTGGATCACAATCCGCACAAGGTCGTTGACGGGGTGTTCATGATAATGAGTTACCAGATTGACAACGAACGTGGATTCACAGCACCTGAAAGATTCAAGGACGCGAACGACGGTTCATGGTTGGTGTCTTATAAGGTGACCGACAAAGCATTGTTTGAAAAAGCAAAGAATGGTGAATTCAACGGCTTCTCGATTGAAGGTGTTTTCATGTTGCTTGAAACGGACAAAACCAAGGAATCCGAATTCGAAGCAATCTTGAAAGAAGTTCAATTGTGGCGACGAAACATCGAAAGAATCCGAATGTTCAACGACTATCCTGAAGCGGTGTCGAATAACGCGAAACGAGGAATCGAATTGAATCAAAAGCACGGGAACAAATGTGCAACGCGTGTCGGTCGTTTACGCGCAACGACTTTGGCGAATCGTGACACCGTATCGGTTGCCATAATCAAAAGAATGTATTCTTATTTGTCACGCGCTGAAGCTTACTACAATGAAAGCGACACGTCGGCTTGTGGAACGATTTCATTCTTGTTGTGGGGTGGCAAAGCTGGACTTCGCTGGTCGGAATCCAAGCTGAAGGAACTTGGTGAAATCTAAATTTTCGAACAAGAAAACATAATATAAAAAACACTACATGAACGCATACGAAAAAGTAATGAAAGAACTTGGAAAAATCAAATCCATGTTTGAAACGGCAACCGAACAAACGTTCGAAACCGCAACTTTATTGGACGGTGAAACGACAATTGAATTTGATTCGCTTGAAGCTGGTCAACAAGTTTTCATCGTTACCGACGAAGGTCGAATTCCAGCACCTGAAGGAACACACGCGCTTGGTGGCGAATACACTGGTGTAACAATCACCGTGGACGCTGACGGATTTATTTCCGAAGTTACCGACGAACGTGGAAATGAAGAAGTAACAACCGAAGAAACAAGCGCTGAATTCGAAGCGGTGTCCGCTGACATTTTACCAGCTGTACTTGAAGGGGTAACGGAAATAATCGCGTCCGAACTTGGTCTTGAAATGGCACAAGCTTACGACGTTGCAAGCGCCGTTATAACCAAGATAAACGAAATGACTTCAAGTGAAGAAACTGAAGTGGTCGAAGAATCAATGTCCGCTGAAGCGATTGAAGGAATAATCAATGGAAAACTTTCAAACTTAACAACTACTTTCGAAGCGGTTGTTGAAAGCTTGAAAAGTATTTCCGATGACAACGCGTCACTTCGAAGTGAAATCGCGTCTTTGAAAGCTGACTTCGAAAGCTTCAAGGCGATGCCGTCGAACGAAACAAAAGAAAACGAGAAATTCTCAAGAGCTGGCAACTTGACTGCTAAACAACAATTTTTGAAACAATATAAAAACCTATAAAAATGTCTATTAAAAAGTACGTAAAATCAAACTTCGACTACAATGTCGCTGGTCTACAACCATACGTTGACGAACAACGTGAAGACCTTATTCATCGTTCCGTAACTGAAGCACAAACACTTCAATACATTGCGATTCAACAAGGAATCAAAGGAAGCGAAGAATTAAAATTGCTTAACGATTCAATTGTTTATCAAACTGGTGATTGTTCAATGTCACCTTCAGGCGACACAATCTTCACGGATCGTGCGATTGCTGTTGAAACAATCGGTTACTTAAAAAGATTTTGTCAAAAGGATTTGGCTGGATTCTGGACGCAACTTGCGCTTCGTCCGGGTGCAATGGCTGAAGACAAGACGTTGCCATTTGAGCAAATCTTAATTAACTACCTTTTAGAGTTACACGCGTTCGAATTAGAAAAATTAATTTGGCAAGGTAACAAAGCTTCAGGTTCAGGCAACTTGGCTTTCATGAATGGATTCAATCAATTCTTAACTGTTGCGAATGGTTGTGTTGACTTGAACACTTCAGGTGCTACGTCAATCGATGCAACCAACGCATTCGATATTTTTTACGAAGCGTTCACGAACACACCGTCGAACATCGCTGAAGGTGCTGACTTCATTTGTTTTACTGGTCGTGAGAATTTCAACTTCTTATTAAAGAACTTGGTTGACTTGAACTTGTACAACTACAATCCAACACAAATCGCGACTTTGAGCGAATTGCTTTTACCGGGAACAAACATGAGAGTTGTTAAGGTGAACGGATTGAATGGAACGACAAAGATTTACACTGGTCGCGCTTCACATTTCTTCTTTGGAACTGACCTTTCAAGTGACTTCGAATCATACGATTTATGGTATTCTTTCGATGACGATGTGATTTATTTACGTTCTAAATTCCGCGCTGGTGTTCAAGTACCTTTCTTGAACCAAGTCGGAACATACGAAGGACTATAATTCAAAACAATTAACGGCGCATTTCGGTGCGCCATTTGTTAAACTTAAAAAAATAAAAAATTATGTCTTGTAATATGACAACCGGGTACAACGATAGAACGTGTACCAACGGGAAAGGCGGAATCAAATCGGTGTTGTTGTTTCCTTTGGGTGCAACTTCAGGCGCGGTTGTTTCGGCTTCAAACGAATTAACTTCATTGACGGTAACTGGTGAAACATTCCTTTACAAATTGAAGTCAAATTTATCAAGTTACACCGCACCAGTTCGCGTTGACAAAAACAACGGAACTTTGTGGTATGAACACGAACTTTCAATGATCCTTGCAAGTGATTCAAAAGAACTTCGCGCGGAAATTCATATGCTTGCACAAAACGAATGTGTTTGTTTGGTTGAAAACGCTGACGGAACAATCGTGGCGCTTGGTCTTGGTGAAGGTCTTCAGGTTGCCGACGCGAATGAATACAGTTCAGGCGTGTTGAAAAGCGACCGAAAAGGTCACGTGATTGTTATGCGTGGAATGGAAAACGACGAAGTTCCTGACGTGAATTCAACGCTTTACTCTACATTGTTAGGTCAACAATCACCTTCAATCTAATTTTAACTACCACAATTTTAAGGGGATGGGCGTTGTCCCGTCCCTTTTTTTTGTTTAATTTAGTCGCATGGAATTAAAAAAAGAATTTATCGGTTGCAAATGTTGGTCACCAACGCTTGAACGATACGTCAAAATTGAAGCTGACAAAGGTGAAATGTATTTGTCGCTTGGAATTTTAGACATTTATGAATTTGAAAAACCGAACCTTGTAAAAAAAGAGAATGTTAAAAATACAAAGAAACGGAACAACACCGCTGGTGGTGACGGTGACGGAACTGACAACAATTGCGAATCCGAACTATCTATTTGAATTCATTCATGAACAATCGTTCAACACGCAAACGTGTGTCTTGACGAACATTTCACAAGGAATTCCACGATACGATGAATTCGTATTGATTGACGGCGTGGATGTAAATTTCATTTACGACGGATTCTACATTTATAACATTTACCAACAATCTTCACCAGCGAATCTTGATCCCTTGAACGCACAAGGACTGGTTGAAACGGGACGCGCTCACGTGATTGAAGCGGATTCACCAAGTTACGAATACGATTCACCGATTTATTTCAATATATATGAATAATAAAATTACTTCTTTGTCTTTTCGAAAGGAATTTATCAAACCTGAAGAAGAAAAAGACCGTTCACTCGGATTTACGAAATGGGGAAAAAAGAATGACTATCCATTTTTCTTGGTTGACCTTTACAACGGTTCAGCTTATCACCAAGGAATCTTGAAAAATAAAACTTTCTACATTGCTGGCGGTGGTGTTGAAATCGTTTCAGGAATGGTTCAACCTTTCATCGACAACAAATGGTCGGATTTCGACATGAATGAAATCGCTGAACGACTTGCGTTCGACCAAGAATTGTTCGGCGGAATGGCGGTCAAAGGAACTTGGAATAAGGAACAAACAAAGGTTGTAATGTGGGAACACATTCCGATTGACATGATTCGCGCGTCGGTTGATGAAAGAACCTATTTTATTTCGGACGATTGGTTGGCTTTGAATCAATCACCAGAAAAAACGAACCTTCGAATTTTACCAGCTTTTGACAAGGACAATCGAACTGGTTCATTTATTCTTTACTACAAAGAACCGCACCTTCGCGGTCGAAAAGAACTTGGTGTATATCCAAAGCCGTCTTATTATGGCGGAATCACCGCGATTCAAACCGACGTGGACATATCGAAATTTCATATGTACGAATTGCAAAACGGATTCAAGTCCGGGACGCTTATCAACTTTCCTTCAGGTTATCCCGAAACAACCGAAGAATTGAATCGATTGAAGGACAATGTCAAAGGTCGGTCACAATCGGTCGAAGACGCTGGTGAAATCATTTTGACATTCTCAAATGGACAAGATGAAGCGCCGACGGTCATGTCGTTGAATGGCAACAACCTTGACCAACGTTATTTGGCGACTGAAAAAAGCGTTCAACAAAACATTCTTGTTGCTCACGCAATCACTTCACCGCAATTGTTCGGTGTACGTCTTGAAGGTTCATTCAATTCAGCGGAAAGCGGTGATTTATTCAACATTTTCAAAGCGACTTACGTCAACACAAAGCAAAGACGAATCGAATGGATGCTGAATTTAATGCTTGAACTTGGTGGCTATATTGGTCAAGTTAAACTTCGTGACGTTGATCCATTGCCGAAGGACGTTCCGACACCAGCAATAACGACACCGACACCGATTGTTCAGTCATGTCACAACAATCAATTCAAGGACGACGAAATAAAGGTGTTCGAACAATTCGGTGAATCAAATGACAAGTTCATCGTGTTACATTCCGAACCGATTGAATGGGACACACCAAGCGAACAAGTTTTTTCACGAAGTAAACAACTATTCGACAAGGTTGGCGAAATTTCAGCGACGTTGACTGGTGCTGACAAGGACGTTTTGAAGCTACTTTCCGACGGTGAATCAAGCGAATCAATCGCGAAGGCATTGAACACTTCAGTCGAAGACATTGCCAAAAGAATCGAGACGCTTCGTGAACTTGAAATTCTCACGAAGGGGGGTGAAGTCAACACGCTGGGAAAGTCAGTAATTGAAAACCTTGACATTCCGATTTCAAGGTTCGAAGTTCGTTACACTTATCGAACACGTCCTAACGTACCAGATCCGATTACACAATCACGCGCGTTTTGTGTGAAGCTTATCGAATTAAACCGAAGTTATTCCCGTCAAGACATTGACAACATTTCAGTTCGCGTTGACCGCGATGTGTGGCGTTACCGTGGTGGCTGGTATACGAATCACGAAACGAAAGCGACGACACCTTATTGTCGTCACGAATGGATTCAACAACTTGTAATTGCACAATAATATGAACTACCTTTTATCCGTTGAAAACCTAAAAAAATTAGGTCTTATTCACCAAAACACCGACACGAAAATTCTTGCCGTGGCGATTCGTCGAAGTCAAGATATCCACGTTCAACCAGCGCTTGGAACACCGCTTTACAAAGCGTTATTGTTGCGCGTTCAAAACAACACTTGGACACCGACTTACCTGACGTTGATGAATGATTACGTCGTGCCTTGTTTGGTCGCTTACGTTGACTACCGTTGCGCGTTACTATTGAATGAAAAGCTAACAAACAAATCGGTCGGACGTGTGAACGACGAAAACATTTCCGCGAACAACACACCAGATACTTACGTTTTGCGTGACCAACTATTGAAGGACGCACAATTTTACAAAGAACGTTTAATCGGTTTTCTTATGGACGACAACGGTGACAACTATCCTGAATATATTGATTGTTGTGGATCACCGTCCATGTGTCATGAAAAAGTTACAAAGGACAATACTGGTTATTCGCCGTTAAATTGGATTGTATGAATAAACGCTTTACACCAAGCAAAAAAGACATTGAAAAACTGAACAAATACCTGAAGAATGGAAAGAACACTAAACGCGTTGATGAAGGAATTCGAAATAATAGCAACGGAACACCGTCAAATCAACAGCTTCTTTCAAGGCGACTTTCTTGATGCGGTGTCACGCGACGCGATTGATTATCCTTTAATGGTTGTCACCTTACAACCGGGACAAATTAACGACTTCGGTGTTCAGGTGAACGCAATCATTTCGATTGCTGACAAATACAACATACAAGAATATAGACAAATCAACGAAATTCATTCCGATTGTTTGTCCATTTGCAAAGATATTCATGTCATTTTGAAGCAATGGCGCTTCGAAGATTTCCTTGACGTGACTGGAACAATGGCGACGCAACCATTCATCAACCGTTCACACGACGTCACGGCTGGTTGGACAATGAACATCGCGATGAACGTTTACGACAACGAAGATTGGTGTCAAATACCTATGGACAATTATTCATTCGGCAATGATTAATCAAGACCACATTCGATTCTTGGCGATTGCTTACTATGTTGCAAGCTTCACGACCGCTTTGTCTTTGTGGTATAGTGATTCCTTTTCCATGATTATGTTCGGCTGGACTATTTTTCTTTTTAATTTATATCAAATCTTTAGTGAATTACATGACAATCAAATAAACGATGAAAACTAACTTGACTTTACTTGGCGTTTCTTTTTTATCAATTCTCGCACCAGTGAAGGGAATGGTTGCAATAACTATCTTTTTTATTTGGATCGACCTTGTGGTCGGTGTTTGGCGAAGCAAAAAATTGAAATATCCATTGCGGTCAACTGGATTCAAACGAACCGTGTCGAAAACTTTGCTTTACGCTGGCGCTATTGTGTCGGTATTTTTCCTTGAAATGTATGTCCTTGCGGACTTGATTGGCTTGTTTATTTCGGTTGACCTTGTGTTGACCAAAGCGTTCACATTTTTTTGCGTGTTCGTTGAATTAAAATCAATTAATGAATCTTATTTCGAGGTAACAAAGAAGGACGTCTTGAAATCGTTCAAAGATTTTATAACAGCAAAACACAAAGAATGGGACGAATTCAAATAAGTGACTTGAATTTAATTCAGGAACGTTTGTCACCGGGACAATTCATCGCTGAAGAACATCCAAAGACACAAGTATATTTGCACCACACCGCTGGTGGTGGCGACGCGCGAAGCGTTTCTAAGTTTTGGAATTCGAATGCTTCAAAGATTGCGACCGCATTCGTGGTTGGTGAACGTGGCGAAATCGTTCAATGCTTTTCTTCGAAACATTGGGCGTGGCATCTTGGTGTCGGT